TTACTGCATAAGGAGTATCTATATTTAACCCACCTCCTCCCCCATTAAATCCTATTACCATTTTTTCATTAGTAGTAGACGTAGCGGGTATAAAATCAATAGTTATTGGATTAGTAACTTCTAATTCTGTCCAAGACAACTTAGTAATAGATAAATTATCATTTGTATTTGTTGAACGTAAAGACGTTGCATTTACTTGATCGGGTTTCATCCTACGCCAAGCTGTTTGCAATATCCTCTGATCCGTAGGTTGTATTTGCTCTTGCATTATAGGTTCTGCGTCAGGTAGTTCTATTTTATAGCTATGATCTAAATCAAAAGATGCTTCCATTCTAACAAAATCATCAGAAATACCGCTTATATCTTCAAAATCAAAAGCATATCCGCTAACATTACCATTAGCACTAATATTACCTAAAGAACCTATATCTCCCTCTACGTTAATATCGCCTTTAGCACTAACATTACCATCTGAAACAATATCTCCCTTTGCATTAACACTACCATCAGCACTAATATCCCCTAAAGACTCTATATTACCATCAGCACTAATATTTCCTTGTGTACTAATATCACCTATAGAATCTAGAATACCATCTATGTTTAAATCCCCTGCAAAATCTCCGTTATTTACGCTAATATCGTTAGCACTTATATCACCTTGAGTAGATAAATCCCCTTGAGTAGACAAATCGCCATCAATGCTTAAATCTCCATCAAAGTCAGCATTATTCCCTTTAAAATCATTACCGCTTATGTTTCCAGGTGTAGATAACGCCCCTGTAGCTGGAGCTATAGATAAAGGAGTAGGAGCAACTGCTCCAAATGGAAGACCTATAGATGGTATAAACACAGGCACAGGAAATGGTACTCCTATAGGTGCAGGTATAGAATTGGTAGTATACAAAGGATATGGGTTACTTGGGTCAGATGGATTATCTGTTGTTATTTGACTTGGAGGAGTAGACCAATATAACTGATAACTTCCAGTTGGTCCAGGTATTCCCGGAGTAGTTAACATCTGTGTAGGAAATCCAGCAGTAGTCGGTAAACTGTATAAAATATCATACAACTGCGATAAAGAAGCATTAAAACCGCTTTTATTACCTATTGAATTAGTTACGTGCAAGCTATTAGCATAAAGTTCCCCATCATCATCAATTTTTACTTTGCTATCTTTAATTACTTGCCCAGTTTCCCCATCAAATCTTGCTATATTATCAGCAGTAGAAGAATCAGGGCCGCTAACTCTTTTTAATATTTCTATTACTCCATCTGTATTACCTAGTACTCCATTCTCTAACTCACTTAATGATTGAGCATTAGGTAACCTTATATCAGGAGTTTGTATTATGAATTTAGCATCGTGAATATCTTGAGTATCTTGACCTGAAGATATTTTTAAAGAATCAATATCATGCCGCATATCCATTGCATTTAAACGGATATCCGTTAATTCTACATTTATGTCAGATATATTATTGTTAATTATATTAATATTACTATTAATACCTGTTATATCACTTTTAATAATAGTTATATCATCTTCAATATTATTTATATTATTTTCTATAGACGCTATTGCAGCAGTAGTAATACCCTCAAAGACTGTAAGCTCGGTATTAATATTACTAATATCATCTAACATAGATATTAATATCGGGCTAACTATAGGTTCATTATTTTCATTACCTATAATAATATATTTTTCCGGTATAGCAGGAAATTGAGAATATGCCGCTATTTTACCAGTTACAGGAGATATAAAATTATATAAACGATCATATTTCATGCAAGTAGATGCCCCATGAAAGTAGAAATATTATCAATATCATTGTTATATGTCGTTGTAGCCAAATCGGATAAATATGCAAAAAAATCGCTATCCGTATTATCCAGTTCAGTATCACGAGATAAATCAAGATCAGGTTGGAATCTATAATGAAACAAATTACTAGGAATAGCAGGATCGCTAACTAAAGATAAAGCTTTTGCCACTGACTCTTGACTTCCCACCATAGCTTTATCAAATAATGCTACTAAATCTTTAATCGTCTGTTCAAAAGGTAATAAAGAATAAGATTGTAATAACCTTAGGTTTTGTGGCGATACTTCATCAAACCCAAAATCCCCAAGTCCCGTACCTAAAGACAAAATGCAAAGTCTATTAGCTAGCGGTTTAATTCTTCGTCCCATATTTAAAGCAAGTTGTGCAGGGTTATTCTGATAAACTCCGCCATCGATATAATTCTGATTATTAATAAGTTGTGGAGGTAAGTAAATAGGAGCAGCACCTGTGGCTAATGCTACATCAACGATAGGTAAATTTTTACCTGAATAATTAGGATCATCTAAATTAGAAAAAATAATTGGCGATTTAGTCGCATCGTTAATAGAAGTAATTAAAACATTAGTTTTTAAATTCTGTAATGTGGAAGTACCAAAATTATCGGTTAAAACGCTTTTTAACCTAGCAGACCCATAATTACTTTCCGTTGAGATTGACCTATATAAATAACCATTATCTGCCAAAATAGCTATTTTTTGAGCAGTATTAGGTCTATTTGATGGAGTTGAGGCATTAATTGACCCTGTTGCAACATCAATAGCATTTCTAATTGTAAAAACCCAAGGAGCTTCACTAGTATAAAAATTTTTAACTTCATCAATAGTTTTTCCGTAACTATAACTTAAAGCTTGCATTCCTCCTGTAGAACTACCCGCTATAACATCAAATATCTGCCATAAAGGTTTATCAAAATAAGTCTGTAATTTTGATAAAAAGCTAACAGAAAGATAACCTCTTGCTCCTCCTCCATCTAAAGATAAAATCCTTAATGTCTTTGCATTCATTTTTAAAACTTCCTTGGTCTATCATTATAACTATAGCGCATTTCCACTTGTCTTTTTGTTCTAGCAATTGGTAAGCCGTCAAGCATTGCAAACTCAAGAGCATTCATTAAATGGTCTCTCCCTTTCATGATCTTACCTTTATCATCTCTTGAATATCCCCGCCATTCTTCCATAAATTTGCGGCAAGTATTAAACACCTTAAAACGCCCTGTTCTTATTCGCTCTAGCACATTATCTACAGCAAGTTCTTTGGCATATCTTCCTTTTTCTAATTTAAGACCTGCGTTTGCGTAATCATTAATCAGTCTCTCTCCGTCCCTTTGAGAACCTTGATTTACAGCTGGGTCGCAAACTCCTCTTATCCAATCACATCCCATAAGTTTTAAACTATAAGCATGCTGGGCAGCGGTTTTTTCACTAACCGAATATTCTTTGAAAATGTAGAGTGTATCGTTATCTTTATCATGAGCGAGGAACACAACAGCAGTAGGCGCAAAAAAGCCTACGTCCATCCCAAACACACAAGCCCAGTGATTAGGTATTTCAAACGGATCAATTAAAAATTCACTTTCTTGTACTTGATAAACAAGACCAGAACCAACACTTGGTATTCCTTTTTCCCTAGCTTCCAGTTCATAAGGTTTTAAGGTAGCTCTTAGCTGATTCTTAGTTTCATCTGATAAATGCAGGTTATCGTCCCAAGTAGCTTGAATGTAATATTTGCCGTTAATGGTTATTTCTGGATCACTACGGACTATTTCGTAATCCTCGCTTTGTAGTTCTTCTAAAGATGTTATTTCTTCTTTTTTTACTTTAGAAACCCTTTGTTCCAAAAAGTAAGACATCATCTCAGTATATCCTTTTAGAGGGGTCATTGTAAGAATTAAACGCCCTTGTCCTACTCCGTCAACATCTGCAAGACGCATAGCACACTCGGTATACACATCCTTAGGCGGTTCTTCGTCTAGATGGATAAGGTGGCATCTCGCTCCTTGGAATTTCTCCCTACCCTGTTTATAAGATTTAAAATAAAGACTGGAGAAACCACCGCTAGAGTGTTTTATATGTACGTAATCAACAGCTCCGTTAACTCCTGAGAGCATTGCTTTTTTTAAAATTAAACTTGGATGAATAAGACCTTGAATAGATGAACCATCAGAGGTATAACCACCGATTAATTTAAGCTGTAAAACGTTTCTAGTAATCTCATAGTTTTCAGATGCCACCCATGCAATAATAGGATGAGAAAATTTATGCCCCTCCCACCAATTAGGATATACTCCCGTTAGATGTATAGCATCCTCAATACAACCA